CCAGCATTCTTTGAACATAGTAATGTCAACCTCCCTCAGTATGCTTGAGACCGTGGGCATGCAAGCCCGTGGTCTTACACATCAATTAGAAGAAACTTTCCCACCCATTACACCTACACCTGACGATTCAATGGAGAAAATTATGTATCGATCTGGTCAACGTAGTGTCGTTGAGTGGATCATCCGTTATATGGAGGAAAACTAAATGAGCTATACTAAAGAGCAGAAACGTATTGCTAATCTACTTGGCATCAAAAAACTTAACAGCCAAAACGATTTAAACAGAATAAATAAAGCTCAAGAAACTGCGAAAGCAATTGGCATCAGAAATCTCGACAGCAAAAACGATGTCAAAAAAATTAATGAGTATCAGAGCACAAATAGTACAAACAGTACAAGCAACACACCAGAAACCGTCGATCCATACAAAACAAAAGTTGACGATATGCAGACCCGTATTGATGAAATGACACAATCAATACTAGACAGGGAAAAAGATTTTAACGATAAATTTAACACACAAAAGTCAAGCTTTGAAAAACTAATGTCTGACGAGAGGTTAAAATTTGACTCAAAGTTTACTAAGCAACAAGCAGAATATCAAAATCAAATGAACACAATGCAGTCAACATTGATGGCACAAATGAATCCTGCATCTCGCAACCCAGTGCTGGGAGTTAGATTCGCAGGTAGTAATAACCTTAACCGTCAAGGACTTAATACAACATTTGGTCGCTCGGGATCACGCATTCAGGGCATTAAAAACACATCATTAAATGTAAAGTAAATGCACGCAAGAACTAGATATGATTATTTGTCAAGCGATCGTTCCCAGTTCTTAGAAGAAGCTAGGCAAGCATCAGAGCTTACCCTTCCATATTTAATTCGTGGTCATGAGGAACACATGACAGGTATGAAACAACTTAAGACTCCATATCAATCGATAGGAGCCAAAGGATGTGTGACTTTAGCAAGCAAGTTAATGCTTGCGCTTCTACCTGTGCAAACAAGTTTCTTTAAACTACAACTAGACGAGAGTCAACTCGGTCAAGAGTTTCCGCCAGAGATGAGATCAGAACTTGACTTATCTTTTGCAAAAGTTGAGAGGATCATTCTTGAATCTATCTCAGCATCCGACGACCGAGTGTCCGTACACCAAGCTTTATTGCATTTGGTTGTAGCTGGTAATGCACTTGTCTACATGAGTAAATATGGACTAAAGGTATATCCTCTGAACCGCTACGTAGTGGATCGGGATGGAAACGGTCAAGTGATTGAAATAGTCACAAAGGAACGTATCTCAAAAGATTTAATTGAAACACAAGTACCTAAAGAAGTACTAGAACCCAATCACGTTGATGATGATGGGGGTTATGATGATGACGTTGATGTGTACACGCATATTAAACGTGATAATAATAGATTTACTTGGCACCAAGAGGTTAACGACAAACTTGTCAAAGGATCACAAGGTAAAGCACCCATCGATTTAAATCCTTGGATTCCATTGAGATTTAATACTGTAGATGGGGAAGCCTACGGGCGAGGCAGAGTTGGTCAGTTTATTGGCGATCTTAAATCCTTAGAGGGACTGTCTCAGGCATTGGTAGAAGGGTCAGCAGCGGCAGCTAAGGTTGTCTTTACTGTCAGTCCCTCAAGTACAACCAAGCCTTCTACATTGGCAGCTGCAGGCAACGGAGCAATTATTCAGGGAAGACCTGATGACATTGGTGTTATCCAAGTTGGTAAAACAGCTGACTTCCGTACTGCATATGAGATGATTGGCACATTATCGCAACGAATTAATGATGCATTCCTTGTACTAAACATCAGACAAAGTGAACGTACAACTGCTGAAGAAGTACGTATGACACAGATGGAACTAGAACAACAACTAGGTGGACTATTTAGCCTGCTAACAGTTGACTTTCTTGTTCCGTATCTGAATAAAAAACTAAGTGATGCACAACGTAAGGGAGAGATCCCGAAGATTCCAAAAGATATTGTCAAGCCAACAATTGTCGCAGGTATAAATGCATTAGGACGTGGACAAGATAGAGAAAGCTTGGCACAGTTCTTGACAATACTTGCACAAACGTTGGGTCCAGAAGCTATCGCTAACTTCATCAATACTGACGAGGTGATTAAACGACTTGCAGCAGCTCAAGGTATTGATGTACTAAATCTTGTGCGTTCAATGCAGGAGGTACAGCAAGAGCAAGCAGCAGCTCAAGAACAACAGATGGCGATGCAAGCATCACAGATGAGTATTGATGCAATGAAAACTCCAATGATGGATCCGAGTAAAAACCCAGAATTAGCAGAACAACAACCACCACAATAAATTTAAATGGCAGAAGTTATGTCAATGCTCCCTGATGAAAATGCTCAGGGAGAACTAAATTCAGACGAGAAAGAGTCACTGGCCATTGGCGAGGAGATGTCAAAGGACCAGGAGACTATGCTCGCTGGTAAATATAAGAATGCTGAAGAGTTAGAAGCAGCATATATTGAACTACAAAAAAAACTAGGCGATGGATCTAGTAAAGAAGAACCTGAAACTGAAGCTGAAGAATCGGAAGAATCGGAAGAGGAAAGTTCAGACAGTAGTTTGTTTGACAGACTGTGGGAAGAAGCACAAGGCGAGAAGTTTGATGAAAAAACTTTAGACGAACTAGCTCAATCTAAACCAGCTGATCTTGCAAAGATGTATCTGGAATATAGAAACAGCCAACCAACAAAAGAAATTTCTCAAGAAGTTGCAACGCAACTGAAAGACAGTGTGGGTGGTGAAGAGCAGTATGCATCAATGATGCAGTGGGCTTCAGAAAATATGAATGAAAATGAAATAGATATGTATGATTCCGTTATGGAATCCGGTGATAGGAATGCTGCATTCTTTGCAATGCAAGCAGTATCATATAAGTATGGTGAATCGGTCGGAGTAGAAGGAAAGCTTGTACAAGGTAAGGCTCCGACCGAAACAACTAAAGGGTTTAAAAGTCAAGCCGAGGTAGTCAATGCTATGCAAGACCCACGGTATGACCGAGATCCTGCTTACCGCCAAGAGATCATGGCCAAGCTTGAAAATTCAAACGTAAATTTCTAAATTATTAACCTTAACTATTACAATGAAAAAAATTATTGCACTCCTCCCTGCCACTTTGCTGGCTGCAAACCCAGTGCTGGCTGGACCCTACGCCAACGTGGAAGTCAACTCCGGATTTTCCGGATCTAATTACACCGGCTCCGCGACGGATGTACACGTTGGTTACGAAGGTGCTAACTGGTATGTGCAGGGAGGACCTGCCCTACTGGCTCCTGATGATGCTGATGGTGACGTAGAACTTTCTGGTAAAGCCGGTGGTTCTTATGGAATCAATGACGCACTCTCAGTATATGGAGAGTTCTCTTTTCTCACTGGAGATACTAATGGTTATGGGACAAAGGCAGGTCTTAAGTATAGCTTCTGATGAACGATACACAGATCTGGCCAACTGAACCACGTATGTATATGGATGAAACTAAAGTGAATCACAACGTTAATGCTGAGCTGCTTAATGGTCGTCTAGCAATGCTGGGTGTCATCGCAGCACTAGGTGCTTATGCACTGACTGGTCAACTTATCCCTGGAGTCTGGTAATGCCACAAGGTAAAGGAACATACGGTACAAAGAAAGGTCGTCCACCTAAGAAAGGAGCTAAGTAGTAATGGCTAAACCTGGTCTCTATGCAAACATCCACGCCAAACGAAAGCGTATTGCAGGTGGTAGTGGAGAAAAGATGAGGAAACCTGGAGCAGCTGGTGCTCCAACTAAAGCTAACTTCAAACGTTCAGCTAAAACTGCTAAGAAAAAATAGCTAAATAGAATAAGGGGGGTGCAATTCCTCCCCTAGCTCTAGCCAGCCAAGGCTTAAAACTGGTCTTACTTAATCTTACTTACCCAACCATGAACTATTACTTAAATGACCGCTGTACTTTCAAGACCACAAAAACTAAATAACTGGGAAGCCTTT